AGCAGCAGACTTGTTGGAAAAAGGCACGTATGATCCTGTAGAGAAACTAATCAAAGACGCAGTGCAGATTAGCCTAACCAAAGACATGGGTACAGACTACTTTGAGAATCCTAGAGAGCGACTTATGGCACTCAAGGACAACAACGGGCAGGTAAGCACAGGTTGGTCAGCACTGGATCGTAAACTGTTTGGTGGTATGAACAAGGGCGAGCTAAACATATTTGCAGGCGGCAGTGGTAGTGGTAAGAGTTTGTTTATGCAGAACTTGGCTGTAAACTGGGTAACAGCAGGACTCAACGGTGTGTACCTAACACTAGAACTTAGTGAAGGGTTGAGTGCTATGCGTATTGACAGCATGCTTACAAACGTCAGTACTAAGGAAGTATTCAAAGACTTAGACACTGTTGAGATGAAAGTTAAGATGGTGGGCAAGAAAGCAGGCAAACTACAGATCAAGTATATGCCGGCACAGAGCACAGTTAATGATGTTAGAGCATATCTAAAGGAACTTGAGATTACAAAGGGTATGCGTATTGACTTTTTGCTTATTGACTACTTGGACTTGTTGATGCCAGTTAGTGCAAAGGTCAGTCCCAATGACCTGTTTGTTAAGGACAAGTATGTAAGTGAAGAACTACGCAACTTGGCTAGAGAAATCAACACAATCTTTGTTACAGCATCGCAGTTGAATCGCAGTGCAGTTGAAGAGATCGAGTTTGATCACTCGCACATCAGTGGTGGTATTAGTAAGATCAATACAGCAGACAATGTGTTTGGTATCTTTACAAGTCGTGCAATGCGTGAGCGTGGCAGATATCAAATACAGCTAATGAAAACACGTAGTAGCAGTGGGGTTGGACAAAAGGTAGACTTGGAGTTTGATATTGAAAGCCTACGTATCAGAGACTTGGGTGAGGATGAAGACTATCAAAACTTTAAGAAGCAGAGTAGTAGTATCTATGAACATCTAAAGAGCGGAGACAAAACTCCTGAAGTAGACGGAGATGCTGAAGTAGGTAAGATTACAGCAAACGTGCAGAGCAGCAAGCTCAAAGATATGCTAGCGAGTTTAAAGCAAAGTGACTAAAGTATTATACATAGGTGATAATACTATTAAAACTTACGATAGAGTAAAAGATCTTGCCGATCTGAATAGTGTGGAAATGCAGGGTCTAATTGAAGACATGTCTGTTGAATTTGAGTCTCCTGGTTATTACTTCACTAGCACTATAGATTGTATACCCAAAACTATTATAGATAATGTTCATAAGTTTGATGAGGTACGACTATTAGATATTAGTTCTGAGGAATGGTCACATAGTAAAATATTTTTAGATAGTTACGTTTTAATTAAGGAACTTGAAAGACAGAGTAATAGAATAGGTATTAGAGTAAAATACTATGAAAACGCTGAAAGTTTAGATTACTGGACAAATCTTTTCAAAACAAATAAAAGTTTTTGTCTCTATCCATGGATACAAATTAACCTAGAACGTGGTGAAGAAACTCAGCTTTATCCCTGTAGCCGTGCAAATAGAGGAAGTATAATTACTGATCTTAAAGATCTTACTGACTGGAAAACAGATAAAAAATTTACAGAGTTTAGAGAACGTATTAAATCTGGCAAAAGATTGGATACAGTATGTCAAACTTGTTATAGATATGAGGATAGAGGATTAACAAGTTATAGAGTCCATGATAGTCTAGACTGGATAGCAGCATTAAACTTAAAATCTATAGAAGATCTAGATTCTATAGAAAACCCCTATTTTTACGACTTACGACTTAGTAATAAGTGTAATCTAATGTGCAGAATGTGCACGCCAATACACAGTCATTTATTATATAACGAATTTAAAGAGCATCCTGAATTAAATGGTCCAGGACAGGGTATAAGAGAGAAATACAGTTATACTAGTACAGATGTTGTAAAAATAGAAACTCTTACAGATAAACATATGGTTTATCTAACCGGCGGCGAACCTACCATTATGAAGGAAGTTTATGAATTTATGCGTAAATGTATAGATCAAGGGAAACTAGACTTTCAATTTAGTATGACAACCAATGCTCAAAATCTTAATAAAACTTTTATAGATTTGGCTGATAAGTTTGAAAGACTGCATTTCAGTGTGAGTATTGATGGCTATGGAAAGGTTAATGATTATATAAGATGGCGTAGTAATTTTGAAAAGCTAATTGAAAATTGTCATATGCTTAGAGAACACGGTCATGTGATTAGTTGGAATCATGTCCCTACAATTTGGGGTATTCACAGAACACATGAATTATTTGAATACTTGGGAGAGCATTTTCCAGATGTTCATCTATATCTACAGTATAATCGTGTTGAATTACATAGCGCCTTTAATAGTCCTCTAGCAGCCCAAGTTATTGAGAGTATGAAACGTTGCCAACAAACAGCCACTTACTGGAATAATGGTAAAGACTGTAAGTCAGGTATAGATAGTTTTCTAGAACATTATCAATCCTATACTATTGATACTAATCACCTAAAAAGGTTTTTTGCATGGAATGATCTAATGGATAGTGCTAGGAATATAAAATTAATAGATTACATACCAGACTTAGATCAATGTAGAGAAATTTTACAGTATGACTGATAATTATTCCCAAAATAAATCTAATTGGTGCAATGAACCCTGGAAAAACATTTATCTTCAACAGGCATTTGGCGAGGCTTACGTTTCTCCATGCTGTGTTAGCACACCTGTTAAGGTAGATTCAGCATATAGTATTAATGAGCAACCAGGTATATTAGAAATACGAAAAGAGTTTGAACAAAACTTAAGACCAAAAGCGTGTGAATGGTGCTGGAGTAATGAAGATAAAGGCATTACAAGTCGTAGACAGAGTACAGGTCAAGGACCTAAACAGGATTTGATAACAAACTTTGAAATACATACAGGAAATTATTGTAATCTTAAATGTGTAATTTGTAAAAGTCATAACAGCAGCAGTTGGTATAAAGATAGCATTGCTATGGGTTTACCAACTGTTAAAAATTACAAAAATAAGTTTACGCATCTATTAGATGTTAGTAGTGCAAGATGGATACATTTTAATGGCGGTGAACCATTGCTTACTGAGGTTCATATAGACGTTCTAAATAGAGTAGAAAATAAATCAGAGTGTAGCGTTTACTATAATACCAACGCTACTCTTAGAGTAGATAATTCTATATTTGATTTATGGAGTGAGTTTAAATTAGTACAACTTATTTTTAGTATAGACGATGTTGGTGAAAGGTTTAACTATCAGCGTACAAATGCCAATTGGGATGAAGTACAATCCAATATGTTTTGGTATAGAGACCATGCACCGGTAAACATGATGTTTGGCATCAATAGAACTATTAGTCAACTAAATCAACCTTACTTAGAAGAGCTCAACGAATGGTTTGCTAATAGTTTCCCTACAAACAGATTGGGAGATCCCAACGACTTTACAGAGCAACTTGCTACTGGACATTGTGCGTTGGGCAGTAAAACCTTTAATTCCTATATAGAAAATTTAAACTCAGTTAGACAAGTAACGGTCTAGTCTATAGCCCTTTGCTTCCCAACAGTCAATAAATAAGTTGGTTATTAGACAGTCCTATTGAAACAGTTCACAATTGGGATTTGCCAAGTAGTTCTCTGACATTATGTTTTAGTGGCTCCAAAAATAAACCACTGCCCTTTACCAATATTGAACTTATTTTCTTCGGTTGGTGTGATTAACGGTGCAAATGTTTTTATGATAGAGTCTTTTGAAAATCCACCCTTGATTGCAACATCTGATAAATCCATATCATGCATCGTGCCCCAAAAAGGCTCGTTATTATTATGAGTATCCCAGTCTTTCATCAGTTGGTCAAACGGATCTGGTATTAAATCAAATGTTGGTTGTTCTACATGAATCATCATTCCACCGGGTTTTAGTAGTCTGTGATTTTCTTGTACGATATTATAAACAGCTCTTGTTGAAGTTTCATGTAAGAACATAGTCGATACAATAAGATCAAAACTCTCATCTTCGTATCGAGTGTACTCTGCGTTTTGTTGTGAGAAAGTAATATCTACACCTAAACTGTTTGCTCTACGATGAGCGTATCTTAAAACAGGTGCACCAATGTCGATGCCAATAACCTCTGATTTTTTCCAATATTCCTTGAACGGTAATGTATTGTGCCCAACAGTGCATCCTAAGTCAAGAATTCTTTTTGGTTTAAAGTCTTTATAATTCTTTACAATCCAATCAATAATAGCATATGCTGCGCCTGCATTGTATATTCCTAACATACCATTTGTAGAATTATACAATCCACCCAAGTCATACATGGCACCACCTGAAACATCATTCTCAACAAACTCAGTAACATAACCACCAGGCTGCCAGTGCATGTCAAGTTCAGATTGATATCTTGGTATTGGAAGATCAGAGTCTAACTCAAGTTTTCCGATATCATTCTTTCTTGGTTTCGATATTTCAATCAAATCATCTAAATGTTTCTCTACCATTATTCTACGTTCAGCATAGGTGTTTGACTGCGCAAAAACTCTCATCATACTCCATGCTTGAAAGTATGGTTCTTTTAACATCATCTCGCGAACTTCGTGTCTGTTTTTTGGTTTTCTTTTCTTTTGTTTTAAAAACTTGGGTAGTGCTTTCTTCTCATAGATCTCACGATGACCCGTCCATACTTTCTGAGAAAGATGATTGAAGAACGCAATAATGTAATCCAACCTAGCTGACTCGTCATGGTCTGTAGGAGTTAGATTCTCATGACAACCGAAATTTCTCCAATATACTTGACTCATACTAATACTTATACTGATAATTCAGATCCTTAAGAAAATCTAAAAAATAAACATTTTTACTAGATTTTGGATGTGTTATAATATAGTTTAGATACGCTAAATATAATATTAGAGAGCCTGTTATGAAGAAAAGAACTAAAAGTATACTTCACGAACTTAATAGTATGGTCATTGAACGTGATCGTGAACACGTATTTGAAAATCGTGCAGAGAATATTATTACCAGTGCAAGTAATTTTATAGATGAACTTAGGGTCCATTTTACAGAAGAACAGGCGAGTGAACTAGAGCGCCGTTTAATTAATAGTATCCGTGCTCAAGATCCTGCTAAGTTTAGGCGTGGTATTAGAAGTATTAGAAGGTTACAGTAACATGAATATTAATGACATCATTATTGAAGCAAGTTCTGTAGAAAAGGCAAAGAAGGAGCAACAAAAGTTATATAAACAAAAGTTAAAACAGGTTCCTGCCATGTCTAAACAACTTTTAGCTCAAGTTTCCAATGTTCTAGTTAAAAACCTAAATCAGAATCCAAACCTAAATCCTGGCGATGAAGTAGCACGCTTGATAAATGGCTTCATGAAGTTTAAAAAATATAAGGCTCCAGCATACGCAGGTGATGTTAATAACGATAAAGAGTTAGCCAAATACATAAGCGATCAGATCACAGCAAAATACCAGGAAGAAGTATTAGGCGTTGTTGATATTAATAATGATGGCAAGGATGATATTAGCGGAAAAGAAATAAAGACTATACCGGCCAACGTGACCAAATATTTAGATACGCTGAATAACGAAGCTAAAAAACAATTAGTAGCAGTCCTCAAGCAAGGAGCAGTGTTATGAAAATAGATCATATCGCCAAAAAGCCATTACAAGAACAAGATGGCGTTGCAGGTAAAGTTGCTGGAATGGCTTCTGGTGCTGATAAACAAGCGGCACAAAAAACAGCACAAGGTGCTAAAATGGCTACTTCGGCTATGGGTGCAAAAAGCGGTTCAGGTGCACAGATGGCAAAGGGTTTAGATAAACTTGCATCAGGCGGTGCATTACAAGGTAACCTTGCTAAACAAATTGCTCCATTTGCAAAACAGTTAACAACTATTCTCGGTGATCAAGCAATGCGTCAAAAGTTTATGATGCTGGTTAAACAAGCACAAAAAGGTGCTGATATGGCTGTAGGTGCAGTAGCAAACGCTACAGGAGCATCTAAAGACGATGTTAACGCGGCGGCACAACAACAAGATCTTAAAGCCAAAATAGCCAAGCCCTATCTTGACACTACAACAGGATTATATTATACAAAAGATGAGACTGGCAAGCCAACTAAGACTCTTTATACAACACCTGAAATGAAACAACTGGTTAAAAAGTTGGGTAATGATCAGGAAATGAAAGCCATGATTATCCAATACTTGGAAGGTGGTGCAGCGTAATGCGTATACAGCAAATCGTAGAAGCCAAAGAAGGTAAGAACCTACACATGACCCATGTTGAGGATCTTATCCTTGACAATGGTTATGATGGTGCTGTTCGCGCTATACAGTTTGTTGATGGCGTTCGTGACATGCTGGCACAGGGTGGTGGCAAGCAAAAAGTAACAGTAAAATGGGACGGTGCTCCAGCAGTATTTGCTGGTGAAGATCCCGAGGACGGTAAGTTCTTTGTTGGTACTAAGAGTGTTTTTGCTAAAGCCAGTAAAAAAGTAAAAAGCAAAGATGACTTGAACGAGTTCTATGCTGACACTCCGTTATATAACATTCTAGGATATGCCTATAGATACTTGAGTAAATTAAATATCAAGGATAAAGTCTTACAAGGAGACTTGTTATTCTCTCCAGAACGTCCTCCTGAATTGGATGCTATTGATGGTGAAGACTATATAGTATTCAAACCAAATACTATTACATATGCTGTTCAAGCAGAGAGTGATTTAGGCAAAAAAATTAAAAGTAGCAAAATAGGTATTGTATTCCACACAACATATTCTGGTGACAGTATTGAAAATATGCAGGCAAGTTTTGGTGCAGATGTTAATAACCTTGCAACTAGTTCTGATGTATGGGTAGAGGATGCTTACTATAAAGACTACACCGGTAGTGCTACACTAACTGATAATGAAAATAAGGCAATAAAACAGGATATTGCTAATATGAAAACAGCACTCAAGTCTATTAATAAAGCAGACTTTGACAAGTTTAGGACTGATCAGGATCTGGGTCCACTGTTTAATATTTTCATGAACAGTCGTGTTCGTGCCGGAAGTCATGTAGGTAACCCTAAGGCATTTCTCAGAGACTTCCTAAAGTTTTATAAACAACGCATGGATGCAGAAGTAGCCAAACTAAAAGGTGGCGCTGAAAGTAAAGCATATCAAGCTCGTATGGAAAAATTAAAACAAACTAACCGGTTTGTAAAAGATAATATGGGTACTTTACTAGGTGTATTTTCTCTTTACAGTTCTGTTAACGATGCAAAACTCAAACTAGTGGGTAAACTAAATAATATTGAAAGTATAGGAACATTCCTAAAAACTCCTGATGGTTACAAAGTAACTAATCCTGAAGGTTATGTTGCTATAGGTCATGAAGGCGGCGCTGTTAAATTTAATGACAGACTTGAATTTAACCGTGCTAACTTTATGGTACCAAAAGACTGGGGCAAGTAATGGCATTCGAATTTATGAGAGAAGAGCTAACTGAAGCAAAATATATTCGTAGGCCAAGTGATACTACAGGACGTAATGAGTTTGACATTGCTGAAAGTTTTTTTGAACACCTATTAGTTTTACAGCAGCTTCGTTATGAAAATCCTAGTTATGCACAAAAATATGCAAAAGACACACTGAAGTATATGAATTTCTCACAGGTGCGTACTAGTGCCACAGACTTACATAATCTTGCGTCTATTTTAAACAACCCTACAAAATATACTGATAAGATTTCAAATGCTGGGTCTGTACAGTTTGATGAACTACAATTTAAGCGTTATCTACGTGATATTGCTTCTGGTAAGCAACGTAATAACATTGATAGAACTTTTCTACTACGTATGCAGAAGAACTTGGGTATTAGAAACAGTTTTCTTAAAAATGCTCGTCGTATTATGGGTGACTACGGTGCAACTAACCCAGGCGAGCGCAAAGGTGTTACCAATAGAATGATAACCAGTTTTAGACAGGATAATCAGTTTAGAAGTGATATTTTTAAACCATATGCAAATACAGCAAAACGCAAGGGTATGATTGAACCAGAACAGCCTGGTAAAAAGGGACCAATACCTGGATGGGTTAAAACCGCAGCTCTTATGGTTGGCGCCTATCAGCTAGGCAAGAAGTTCTAGCACTTTTTTTATTCTAACTGATAAATAATTATAAGCACGTATTAGATATTCCGTGCATATGGAGAAAATAAATGGCAGAAGTAACCCGTGTAAACGGCTCCGCATTTGGCGTCGTACACAATGACCGCAGCGCAACAGGCAGCGGTGCTATTTCAGCAGACGAAACAGTTATCCTAAATGGCCCACAGATGGACTTTTTCAAGATCATCGTTAAGGACGTATCAGGTAACGTTGAAGACCTACGTAATGAACTAGACGCAGGCGAAGGTGTAGAAGCAATTTTTGAGAAAATCACCAACGGTGGTGCAAACATTGAGATGTATCAAGTTGAGGGTGACACATCTGGTCAGATCTCAGTTGCTATCTATCCAGCAGGTGCTTATACAGCATCATCACTACAGACAGCAGTTCGCACCCTAAGTGCTGCTGGTTCCAATAACCTCGACTGCTCAAGCAGCGATGTAACAGATCCTGGCTTCGAGCTAGTATAATAACAGAGAAGGAAACAGTTAAATGGCTGATCTAAATGTAGGCGTTCGTAACGCACAAACATACAGTGGTGACCGTCAGGTAGCCCTAACAAGTCTCTCAAAGAGCAACATGACACAGGACGAGCTCGATGCAGCTATCCAGTTCATCCAGAAGACAGCAACAGTTATCGGTGTTGGCGACGACACAACAGGTGGCTTTAACGCTGGTGTTTCAGACGTTGTTTATATCCTTTCAGAAGGTCCTGCTCCAGAAGCAGGTTCAGACTTCGGTGAAGGCACAACAGGCGTAACAGCAGCAGTTGTTGCATATTTTGAAAACCTAACCTAAGTTTTTAAAAACAACCTATTAAAGGGCGGTGTTTTTACATCGCCCTTTTTTATTCTCTATAATTAATATTATGAAGCATTGTTCGAGCGTGTGGCAGGATCATCCTGGCATACATAGAGTGGATATCAATAAACTAAGTCCAATGAGTTGGCATGCGGACAACCGATGGTATTGGCGTGACCTGCCTCGTATAATGGATGATGGCTTGTGGTATCCCTTATTATACTACAAGTGCTCACTGGACTGGTGGAACACAAGTTTCTTTAAACGCAAAGGCGCACATGAAATGTGGCCTCATATAAATCCTCCAATAGTTAACGAAGATGATATGATCTGGGGAGTGTACATGGGCACAAACAGATTGCAATGTCTTAAGTTTATGTCGTATAATAGCGTTGATTCTATAGAGTGTAAAGGCCAAGCACAACTAATAGAACTTGGTATTTGGCTTAGAGACGAGGATCCTCTACATGCTTGAAAGTTATAAAGAAATATGGTATGTTCTCACACTGGTTGATATTACAGAAACTGGTGTTCTTAGAGGAAATGATAAAATCAGAAATCAACAAAGGAATTTTGAGACTCTACAACAATGCATTGGTATGATAACTCAACCTTGGAGTCTAGCATCACCAACCAAACGAACGTTTAAAGCCGTGTATAGACAATTCAAAGACATTGGAGTCACTTTTGGTGAAAAGCATGATGTAACTCAAGAGTTAATTGCTGATCTTAATTTATGGACTTGGCGATTTGGTATAGAACGTGAAGGTATATTTGGCAGCAACGGGGATATATTAAAAAATATATTGCAAGATATACCTGTAATCAATTATTTAGAAGAAAATTGTGTCCTAGATCCTCCAGTGTTTAGTTTTAGGGATCTAGATCGTAATATACTATTAATACATGAAAACTTCAAATAGATAAATACTTTATAAGATGCTTCGATTATTATAGGCACACAAATATAGGCACAAATTAGGCATACACTAGGCACTCCATTCAAGCATCGCCCGAGAGTTGGTGAGAACGAGATCAATGGCTGACATTGAAAAAGAAAGTTTAGAAGCACACGTAGAGTTGTGTTCTGAAAGGTATAAAGCACTGCACGACAAACTTGATGCGGTGAATGATCGTCTTGACAAGCAGGATAAGACGCTCACTCACATCTCCAACACTATTACCAAGATGGACCAAAGTCGCAACCGTCAAATTATGAGTTGGTCAACAGGCATAATTGGCGGCCTAGTCGCAGCGGTTGGTGTGCTTGTTTTCTATCTATTACGTACTCCAACTGTATAAAAAACGCTAAATACTATATGCGTTTTTTAGAATTTAACACAGATATTAATGAAGCAACAGTAGCATGGGCAAAGCGTGGCAAGAAAGTTGTACGTAAGTACAGATGCACGAGTGGATTTAGAAAAGGTAGAGTGGTGGCAACTCCTGGACAGTGTTTTGCTGCGCCAGATATTAAAAAACGTATTAAACTAAAGATGACAAAAGCAAGACTGGGTTCTCGTATGGCACGTAAAGCCAAACGCACTAAAAAAGTAAATCCAGCAAGTAAACGAGTAGCGGCACTCAATAGGAGCAGCAGATGAGATTCAGCGAGTTTAATGAAGGCTGGAAAGACATGTGGTCAGGCAGTCCGGAGGAAAAGAAACGGGATCAGCGTGATAAAGATGCTTATCTAGCAATGCGTTTAGATAAAGAGACAACTAAATTTGAAAAGCAAGGATTAAGCCCTGAAGATGCTCGTAAATATGCTTATCGTAAAGTATATGGTGCACCTAAGAACGAAGAAACAGAACTTAAAATTACCAAAGTTCAGGGTAATAAAGTAACTGCTGGTGACGGTGTTGAAATTGACCTTGATCAAGTTGACCTTGATGTAGATCCAGCCAGTAAAAAGTTATCAATAAAGCCAAAAGGTACAGGTCCAAAAACTCAAGATCCCAAAACTATGATTAAACCAGGTGGAACCATTTCTTTAGGATAATTAAATGCGCTTTATAGAGTTCAGATCTGGCATACAGACTATTATTTTTAATGAGGAACAAGAACTTATTGAAATGTTTAATAAATGCTCTATAATAAACAAAAAGGATCTTACTGAGAGACAACAACAGGTTATGAGCGATTTAGTTAGTAAATCAATAATTATTAGGAAGAATCAAGATGGACAAATTACTTTTAAAAAGGCAAATACTTTCTAAAACTTTTAACAGCATCGTTGATCAAATAGTATCTAGTAATACTATCATTATATCAGAAAATAAAAATAATATCACAGTAAATGGTACTACAATAAAAAACCGTTACTCGTTATGGTATATCCAAGACACAAAGTTCAATTTCAAAAAATCAGCTATTGCATATGCTATTTGTCTCAATAATAAACAAAAACAGTTAGGAGAAACTATAAAGATCTATGATGGCAGTTGCGGTAAATTGCAAGAAGATATAATTTACTATAATACCACTATTAAAAATAGTAAAAGTAACTTTAAACGTATTTCAGTACTTAATAGATTGAGTTATACACTTCCTAGACTTGAAAACGCAAGATATAACTTGGATCAATCACTAAGACAGGTTAGGATTGATTAATACCCGCTATTACTATTTTATTAAGTTAGTATAAATACCATATAACAAGGATAGAAAAATGAAACTAGACGATCTCTCAATAGTTCCTAATAGCAAAACATTGAATCATATGATTAATAAGGTTTACGGTTACAGTGTTAACCTTGAGAACCTAGATCTTGGCAAGGCAAAATCACTAAAAGAAAGTTTTGACGCAAAGCTCAAGACTTATGTAAACAAGAATGGCGCTCGTGCTACCGTCAGTGACGCTACATACCTACAGCTTAAACTAGTAGCTGAAGCACTTAATAAGCACATCAGTGAAGCAATGTCTGGTATGAGTGACGAAGCTCATGAGCTAGTACTGTTTGGTGAGAACGATGCTGACTTATATCGTCAGCGTACTGTTCCAATTATGAAGAACCTTACTAAGAAATGGGACAGGGGTGTTTACGATCATGACCTTGCTGTTAAACTCTG